CTGCTACGTCATCTTTGGCGTCTCGTACCACGTAGGACTAAAGGCATCCTTCGCAGGAATGCCCGAAGTCGGTGGGTTAGACTTTGTACAAGGTTTGGGGCTTCCCGATGATTAACGGCATGTTCATCACCCGCAAGGGCGGTCGCATGCCTCTCATCCGCGTGTAGCTCTTTCAGGATACGTCGGTTCTCCCCGGAGGTTTCCGACCGGAGAACGTTGACATGTTCTAACACCACTTCAGGTGGTAAAGAACCTAGTATCCTAGTACCTTCCTGATCGGTCGGTACCGGGTCAGTGGGTTTCAACCACTGCTCCGTAACCAGTGACAGACTTTTCCCTGACGCCACAAAGGCGTACCAGGATTGGTTTGCCACACGGGTCCGGGCGATCTTCTTCGCTGCGTTAGTCTTCAACACTTTCGTATTGGACCACTCGTCAGTCATGGCGAGCCGTAGTTCCAAGGAAAGACCCTCAGGATTCCATCCAGGTCCTAGAGGAGGCAACAAGTGCACCCAGTAGGTAGCAACTTTTCTCTGCTTACTAGGCAGAGTCCGGATGACGCGGGGTCCTAAACTTTTCACAGTTTCTAGGAACGAGTTATCTTGCGACTCTCGGCTCCTGTACTTCTGGCCATGGAGTAAGATGAAGGGTAAAATAACTCTTCCTCCAAATTCCGCAACCCGATTACTCGAGATGGACTTCTCCTCGGCGATAGGACAACCTAGGGAATTTAAAACTGCCCTGTACTCTTCCGCAACCGAGTCATCCCAGATGACGATGTCGTCACCAAGGATCCGGTATGGGAAGTCTGCTCGCCCCAGCTTACTGCATATCCCACGCACAAGTGCGTGGTGTGCTAGAGCGAAGAGCGCGAAACATGGGTATAACCCCAATGGAAGTCCTCGTGCCCACTTGAGATGGTGCGCACCCTTGACATTACTGTTCATGGGCAGATACCAGTCGCCAGAGGCGACCTTATCCAACAACTCCATTGCTGGAGAAGGGGATCGTCCTTTGCGCATCACCATGTACATCAGGGACCGCGGAAAGAAATCCGTGGCATTCGAGAGATCCAGGCTGTGACACCTTTCACCTCTACTGATGACCTCTTGGATAGAAAACACCCCTGATTTTTGATCAAAGGTGCAATCCTGTGGTACACGTCTTAGCCACCCAAATAATTGATTCCCCAAGGGAGTAAGGGCGAGTTGTGCAACCCTATTCGGATTAGCAACAGCTCGGAGCTTCGCTCCTGGTTCTTGGATCAAACCAATGATACCAGAGGTAAATCTCCGCTGCCAGCGGTAGTCCCTCGGCACCACCTTGTCGAACGGTGTGTCTCTCAAGACATGCCTGAGAAGGTTGCGCCATACGTTGTATGATACGGCTCCATTCCGGGTATAAAAGTACTCGGCTTGGTCAAGCCAAGCCACGTCTTCCCTTACGGCACTCCTACCTCTAGGAGCGCGCTTGTTTGGACGCGGATGTGTGACTAATAAGGTTGGGGGAACCCCACGGTAATCGGGAGCTTTCGGGAGAGTCCGAAGTCCGAGTGCGATATACCGTCGCGCTGGATCTAGGCTTATCTCGTCTGGAGGTGCAGCTCTCACGGCCTTTGAGAATTTCTTCCATTGGTCGTTGGAGACCTCGTTGAGTGTGAAACCGGTATGCACAATAAGTGCATTCCACACAGCAGTCAACACCCTCCTCTGTCCCTTTTGGGCAGCGGTTCTACCAAGGTTGAAAAGGTAACCGAACACACCTTTCGGCGTTACGTGATCACCCCTCTTGGCATAGGAGCCAACTGGGTCTAAGCCCGCTAGAAGTCTTACGAAATCAGTTTTGAGACTTTTAAGCCGCTTGGCGGTCCACTCCGGGCCGTTACACGTATCCCATTTCTGAATCGTGTTCACGAGATCCATAACAACCACAGATGGTAAATCTGCAGCCCGTAGCCGTGCGGTCAGTTGAGTGTAGAGCCTTAAAGGCATAGTGGTCATCCTTTCTCAAACGAGAGGAATATCACCTACACAACTGGCGTTTCCACCAGCCGCGCAGCGCGGAGATCGT